CTGAGGTTAACAAATTAACGCAAGAATTTACCTTTGATGTTAAAGAAGAATTAAAAAATAAAAATATAGAACCAAAAGCAATTGAATTTTTTGACGCTTCCTTTATTACAATTGATGGTATTGCTTACAATAGGTCTGTAGGTATTGGTAGCACTTCTAATAACATAGTTACTGGTTTTACAAGCACTGCCACAATAGATTCTTCAATTCCTAATTCTATTCGCCTCCCTGGTCATAAATTTAAAACTGGAGATAAATTAAAGGTAACTTCATTTGATGGTGGCATAGTAAAATCAAGTTTAGATGCAAGTTTAGCAAATCCATTTGATTTAAGTACTGTTGATCCTCTAATATGTGTAAAGTTTAACAATGACTTTATTGGATTATCAACTACGAATAAAGTAGGATTTAGTACTGATTTAATTTTCTTTACTGATCAATCTACTGGAAGTAATCATAGAATTGAAAAGATAACTGGTAATGTAATTGGAAAAGCAATTAAGACTGCTGCTACTCTTGTTGCAGATGATCAACATCTTTTAGTAGAGGGAAATGATTTTAAATTAAATATTTCTCCTAATAACACTCAAGAATTTTTATTCAAGTATAATCAAGTAGCAAATAGATTAGTTGTTAATCCCGTATCATTTGCACCATCTGCTGTTGGTGTTGGTTCTACAGTATCAACCATAACAATTCAAAATCATGATTTTGAAACTGGAGATCCTGTAATATATGTTGGATCAAATGCTGCAGATCTATTAGATCCTTTAGTTAACAATAATGTTTATCATGTAATTAGAATCGATAAAAATACTATAAGATTAGCAGATAGTTATCATGCATCTAATAAAGCGTTTCCATATGAAAATATACTATTTACTGATAATGGTGCAGGAACTCATGAATTATCTAAAGTTAATCCACCAATAGAGATTCTGAAAGGAAATGTAGTATCAATTGGAGTTTCACACCCAAGTTTAGATGGATATACTTTAAATTTCTATGCTGACAGAGAGTTCAATTCTAAGTTTAATTCAACTGGAATTACTACTACAGGTTCTTTTGGTGATTCAAACACAGATACTAAAATATCAATTACCAATACAACAAGTTTACCAGATTTATTCTATAAGATTGAGGGTCTTGATGACAAGTATACAAGTACTTTCCCATCTTCAGTATACGGTGAAACAGAGATTCAACCTAAAATATCTTTTGTAGAGAGTAAATTTAATAGAGAGCATAGAGTAACTGGAGTTGGAAGCACAACCATATCATTTACTCTTGCTGGAACTGCAGAAACTACTTCTTATGATAATACAGATAGTAATACAAATGGATTTAGTACTGCTTTTTATACTTCAGAATCAAATAACATACAAGGTGGAATTAATTCAGTAGAAATAATTAATCCTGGAGTTTTACTTTCAGATATTCCAGTTATTTCTTCAATAGGAAGCACAACAGGAATTAATGCTATATTATCTGTTGAGGCAGAGAATATTGGACAAATACGTACTGCCACTGTTTCTGATCAAGGTTTAGAATTTACAAATAATAAAACTTTAGTACCAAGAGCAGATGCCTATACTATTTTAAAATTAAAAAATGCATTTACATTAAAAAGTGTTGGTATAAAAACTGGCGGTCAAAATTACACGTCACCACCTACAATTATTGGAGTAGGTCAACCTAATATGTCATTTAAGAATGTTTTAGTTGGTGGATCAGTTGAAAAAGTATCCATTGTTACTAATGACAGTGGTTTTGATGACAACTTGCAAGTTATACCTACAGTTAACTCAAATGGTGTCGGTGTTATAAATGCTGTTTCGCAGGTTGTTACTGGATCTCAAACAAATACATTATTTTTAAGAGCACCAATAGTTGGATTTCCAACTGGAGGTTTCCCATTTGCTATCGGAGATGAAATATTTGTAGAAAATGTAAAAATACTTGAAGATAAAAATCAATTCATTGATGGTGGTGGATATAATTCTTCTGATTATGAATTTGAAAACTTTGTTGTTAGTGGAATTAATACCATTGCTGGAACCGAATCGGTAAGTTACTCTATAGTTGGTCTTGGAACTACTGGTGGAACTTATGATGGTAATAATGCTTTCGGTAGAGTAATCAAAAAAGATGATCTTGCATCATTAGATCCGCAATTTAAAAAAGTTAAGTTTTTGGAAGGAGAAACAGTAACTCAAGGAAATGCAAGTGGTCTTGTAGTAGAGGAAGGATGGGATGATAATGCATTACTATTAAAACTAGAAAACGTTACTGGTTCATTTACAAAAGAACAACAAATTAAAGGTTCTGTAAATGGAGCAAAAGCAACAGTTGAAGATATATTTGATTTTAATTTTGATTTAGAAGTTTCTGCTTCTGTTAATAAAAATATTGATTGGGCAACTGATAAAGGTAAATTAAGTGTTAACACTCAAAGAATACATGATAGTGATTATTATCAAAGATTCTCATATTCAGTGAAAGGTGAAGTGCCATACCAATCATGGAAAGAACCCATTGATAGTTTAGCACATGTATCTGGTTATAAGAACTTTGCTGATTATCAGTTATTAAATCAAGATAATGTTGGTATAGTAACTGCTGATACTACTATTAAATTATCACTAAATGTTGAAAATGAAGCGTCAGTTCATAGAATAAGTCAATACGATTTTGCTACAGAAGATACTGATAACCGAAATTTATCTAAAATTATCTCATTTGAGTCTTCAATTATTACAGATTATAATGAATCTGTAACTAATAAAGTTTTAATGATTGATGATATAAGTTCTCAGTTTACTGGTGTATCAACAACTACTGGGGGTAATATAATTGGATTAAGTACTTTCACATTACTATCAGGTGGAGAAACATTATTCATTAAATCATTTAATCCAGTAAGTGATGTTAGTGGAACTGGTGCTAACTTAAATCAAGAAATTGATATTGTCGATCATGAGTTTCATACTGGTGAGAGATTAATTTACTCTGGTGTTGGTAATACTTCAATTGGTATAGTCACGACTTCTGTTCCAGGGATAGGAAATACTAATATTTTACCTCCAGATGTTTTTCCAATCAGAATCACTAAAGATAAAATTAAAGTTGCAATTAGCACAAGTAATGCTGCTGCTGGAACTGCGGTTACATTTACCAATTTAAGTGGTATAGGGACTAATCATACATTAGAAGTTCACACTGAAGTTGCAACTAATAGAAGTTTTATTAGTGTTGATAATATCATTCAAAGTCCTCTTGCTAAAAAAATATTACCTCTCACATTGTCATCTCAAGTTGCTATAAGCACTAATAGAGTTTTCCTACACGATATATCAGATTTGAAAGGGAAAGATTTAATTAAAATAAATGATGAAATTATGAAGATAGATTTAGTTGGAATAGGATCTACAAATTCATTAAATGTAATTAGAGGTGTAATGGGAACAGTCGCTGCTGCCCATACAGTTGGTGCTGCAATAACAGCAGTTTCTGGTGATTATAGAATACAAAAAGGAACTATCCACTTCTCAGATGCTCCTTATGGTCCAACTGGTATAGGAACTCTTACGACAAACTCCACATTTAGTGGTAGAGCACTATTCAGATTAAATTATGATAATAATTATATTATAGATGATATATCAGAAAGTTTTAACGGTATTGGAAGAACATTTAATTTAACAAGTAATGGAACTACAGTAACTGGTATTCAAGGTATAAACACATCATTTGGTGCAATATTGATTAATAATATATTCCAAAAACCATTCTATAGTGATGTTGGATCTGTGGTTAGATCAGATTATAAAATAACTGGAGTTGGTCAAACAATTGTGTTTACAGGTGCTTTTGATCCTGATGGAGACTCAGTTCATACAGATAATACAAAGACACCTAGAGGTGGTAGAATTGATCAATTTGATGCCACTACTGGAAAAAATTTCCAAACACCATATGCAGCAACAGGAACTGTGACTGTTTCTGCTACAGGAACCATATCTGCAGTTGGTATTACAACTGGTGGTGGTGGATATCTTGAATCTCCTAGAGTTTCTATTGAATCTATACAAGGATCTAATGCAGCAGTCACTGCTTCTATAACTGCAGGAATCGTAACTGCATTGACAATAACTAATGCTGGAACTGGTTATACTGCAACTGATGGTAAACTTAAGATCGTTATTGATCCTCCAAGACCATATAAAGATTTACCGTTGACTAGTATTACTGGAACTGGATCTGGTGCAGCGATGGATGTTGTGGTTGGAACTGGTGGAAGTGTGATATCATTTGAAATGACTAAACGTGGAATTGGATATAAAGTTGGAGATGTCTTAGCATTAAATCAATTAGAATACAATGCAGGTGTTTCTACACTACCATTCACAGTTACTGTAAATAGTAAATTCCAAGATAAGTTTTCAGGTTGGACATTTGGACAATTACTTGAATTGGACGATTTTAGTAACCTGTTTAATGGATTTAGAAAATCATTCTTATTTACAAGAACTACTGATTCAGGAAAAGAATTTTATAGTATTGTCGCAAGAGATGGTTCTGGGGTTATTCTTCCTAATAATCTATTCATATTCATTAATGATGTTCTACAAAGACCTAATATTGATTACACATTTACTGGTGGTACAAGAATACAGTTTTTAGAGGCACCAAAGGCTGGTAGTTCTTGTAGAATATACTTCTATACTGGATCTGATAATGATTTTATTCAAGTTGATGTGGATCAAACTATAAAACCAGGTGATGTTTTACAATTACAAAAACATGAAGATGCTGTTGGTCAAGATCCAAGAGTTGTTTATCAATTAATTTCAGCAGATACAGTTGAAACTCAAATTTATTCTGGTGTAGGAATTGTTACAGATAATACAACAAAAAGACCAGTTGATTGGAAGAAACAAACTGAAGATATAATTATTGATGGTGCAAAGATTGATAAATGTAGAAATTACTTACAATCTCAATTCTTCCCATCTACTAATATTATTCAATCAGTTACCAATAGTGCCACAAAAATATATGTTGAAAATACTTATCCAATATTCCAAAAAGTAGATGATCAAGGTCAAACTCGAAATAATATCAGAATAGTTTCTTCCGAAAGACCAAGAGTTGGATTAGCAACCGCTGTTGTTGCTGGAAACGGAACTATCAGTTCTATTGTAATAAATGATGGAGGGTCTGGATATAAATCAGCACCTTTAATTTCTATACATGAACCTCCTATTCCATTCCCAGAAACTGGACACGCTCCAATTGGAACAGGTGTAACAGCAAAAGCAACAACATCAATTACTTCTGGAATAATTACTTCAGTAACAATTACTAATGCTGGTACAAATTATAATTCGACAAATCCACCTATAGTAATTATTGAACCTCAAGAAGCTGATGATGAAGTTATTGAAAATGTAGCATTTAATGGTGACTATGGAAGAATTGTTGGTGTTGCGGTAAGTAACACTGGATTAAACATGGGATCTAAAAAATGTATTATATTTGATTTGAAACCAGATCCTAATATTATTGATGATACTGGTAAGGGAAGATCTGGAATTACAACAGGAGATTTCTTTGTAGTTAAGAACTCTGTTATCGGAACTGGTGTTACATCAGTCGGTGCAACTGCAGGAACTACCGTTGCAATTGGAACTGCCTTTATAGATAATGTATTCTATGCACATCATTATGTTTCTATCGGATCATCAATCCTTAGAGTATTTTCAAATGTAAATAGTGTAGCAGGAATAAACACCAGTGCAGTAAGTCATGTTTCTGAATTTGGTAATTATAGTTGGGGATCAATTGAAGTTTCAAGAACACCCAATTCTCATGCATTTACTTTCTTTAATCAACAAGGAACAGTGGGTATAAAGACATCAGCACATGTGTCTAGAATAGTCAAATTGAAGACTGAGTACTAACACTCTTCATTATGGTATAAATAATCAAAAAACAATAGCAATGCCAGCCATAATCACTGACCAATTTAGAATATTAAATGCTGAAACTTTTGCCCAAAGTTTTACTGGAATTGGTACTACGACGAATTATTACTATACATTTTTAGGTCATCCAAATCCCACTAACGTTTCGATTGGGGATTATGGTGATACTAGTTGGGGAACTACTAATGGAACTCCTGCACCAAGAGATTCATTTAAAGAAGAAAATTCATATCATGATAGTATGCTTTTTTTAAAGAGAGTCACTGCGTCTGATGTTAGAAGAGTTGTAAGAAGATATAATTGGGAATTGGGTATCACATATGATATGTACAAGAATAATTACGACATAAACAACAAATCTCCTCAATCCTCTGCTACTACATTATATGGATCTAAGTTTTTTATTGTAAATTCAGAATTTAAAGTATATGCTTGTTTAAATAATGGTGCGAATCCTGAATTTCCTAAAGGGCAAAAATCTTTAGCAGAACCAAATTTTGTTGATGTTACACCACAAGCAGCAGGAACTGGTTCTGATGGATATCTTTGGAAGTATTTGTATACAATACCTCCTTCAGATGTTGTTAAGTTTGCAACTGATAGTTATATACCTTTACCTGAAAAGTGGGGAGACACTTCGACAGCAACAATTAAAAATGCTGCAGTCAAAGGAAAAATTGAAACTGTTTTAATAACTACAAGAGGATCTGCATACTCAATAACTGGTGCTACTGGATCTGGATCTGGCACAGGGACAGTTACTAATGTTCCTATCTTTGGAGATGGATCTGGTGGATTTGTTTCAGTCACACTTAGTGGTGGTGAAGTTGACACGGTTACTGTAACAAACGGAGGAACTGGGTATACAAAGGCGTTCATTCGCTTTGAATCATCATTACTATCAAATCTATCTGCTGGATCTGGAGCGACCTTTGAGGTGATTATACCACCCCAAGATGGTCATGGTGCTGATGTATACAGAGAACTTGGTGGAAATCGAGTTATGGTTTATTCTAAGTATGATGCTGATCCTGATTATGTCACTGGTAATAATTTTGCTCGTGTTGGTTTAATTAAAAATCCGATACAGAATGGTAGTGATACTGAACCACTTGACACATCAACTGCTACTGCTCTTGGTGCTTTAAAATTAAAAGCTGGTGCAGGAGCAACAACTAGTAGCACTAATTATCCTATTAATGCACAAATAACACAAACAATATCATCAGTTGGTGTAGGATCGACTGCAGTTGGTTATGTTGCATCTTGGAATAAAGATACTGGTATTTTAAGGTATTATCAACCTGTTGGTTTATCTACTTTAGCAGTTGCTGGAAGTAAACTTCTAGATTTTGTAGGTGTAGATACTTCTATAAATTGTGGTGATACTTTATTTACTGGTGCAACTCTGACTGTAGATACTGATTTTGATAATAAAAATAGTATCAATACTGGTTCAAAAATTATAGAACTTGGACAAACTTTTAATGATGGTATAGCACCTCCTGATTTTAACAGGCATTCAGGAGAAGTGATTTATATTGATAATAGAGCACCTATCACTAGGTCGTCTTCTCAGAAGGAAGAAGTAAAAATCGTAGTAGAATTCTAAAGAAATGACACAGAACACTAATTTAAATGTTTCCCCATACTTTGATG